ACTAATGCCTTGAAGCCCCACTTTTCTGCATTACGTGGGTCATCTTGTTCAGCGACAGCCTGCTCTTCTTCGGTCTGCTCTTGTTTTGCAACCTGAGCTTTTGCTTCTTCATCTTGTTCAATCGTATCAGCTAGTTGATTGACTTGATCGTTTACATAGTCAAAAGCTCGTTGGTCTATCTCAAGTTTTACACTTGGATCTTCACTCATAATTATACCTTAGTATTAAATATTCAAGTTTAGCATTTCATTAATTGCTGCCGTTGATAATGTGTTTGGATTTAAGAAGGGTGCTTCTTTCAACTCTGGTACAGCTTCCAATAACTTATCATTGTCTTCTTTTGACAGAGTTGTTTTTTGTTTGTGTGGTATATTGATACCAGTTATAAATTGTTGACGCTGTATGTTTGTTTCTAGCTGTCGTATAAACATTTCAGCATTTAGTTCACTCACGCTAGGTTTAGTTTTTATCATCCACTCTATGTTGTTATCCTTAGTTGCAACGTCTAGTACCTTAGTACCATTAGTTTTATTAAGAAGTTTATTTTGATCGTCAACGTTGTCCAGTTCTTTACGTTCTGGTAGTTCAGTCTTATCTTCTTCTTTCTTATCTACTTTAGCAACTCTTGCTTTAAATATTTCTTCTGGTGTAAGATACGCATTGTCACCATTTTTTATAAAGTTAAAACGCATGTAGTATGCTGGATAACGAGTTCTACCACCAGTTCTAAGATACTCACGTGCTATAGCTAAGTGTGGTGCTTCGCCTGCCCACTCCTCAGAACTATATATTAGACTTGGGTCTTTACCAAGAGCAGTTATTGTAGCCTGCAAATCTTTTGTAGCTTGTGTATCTATAGGTAGTATAATTTCTTTATCAAATGTACCATCTTTTACAAAACCTTTTGCTTCTTTTATAGCATTAGACATAGCAGTTTTTCTAGCCTGACCACCTACAACAAGCTCTTTAAATCTTTCAGTAATATATTCTTTTGCGTTGTCTCGTGTAACAATGTACTGATCTGTTTTAGCTTGGTTAAGATCTCGTAACTGTTTACCTTCTTTTACAACAGCAACAACTCTTTCTTCCATGCTTTCAGCTTCTTCTTCTGTAAATGCACCTAGTTCTGGTGTGTTTACATACTTAGACTGCTCATCACGTATGTCAGGATCTGCTATCTTGTCTATCATACTTTGAGTTATAGGAAGATTGTTACGTCTTCTACTTGTAATTTCAATAACAATAGACTCATCTGAAAATTGCCTACTAGTTATAAAATCTTTCATAAAATCTGGTAAAGCTTCGTCGTTAGTAATGTTAAATCGTTTTCTAAAATCAAGAACATAAGTATCTACTTTATCTGCTGCTTCTCTTGGGTCTGATATTTTAGCTAGATTGCTTACAAACTCAACGTGGTTTGTGTCTTTCCATTTAAGCATTTCTGCTTCAGTTATTTCGTTCTCTCTTTCTATAGCCTGTTCTTCATACTTAAGCACAGCAGCTGTCAAATCAGCGTGTAGTCTTTGTGCTCCCTTTGGTGCTCGTGGATCATTCATTTTCATTGTTCCACCGGGAAACTCAAAATCTTGATCTAATAAAACACGTGCATCACCAGCATCGACACCACTGCCGACATCATCTAACATAGGTACAAGAATACCACCAAACTCCGCAAACGCTAATTGACTGGCTGATGAGGCATCTAAACCTCTTGCTTCTAATTGAGTTTTTCTGTTAGTAATCCAACCTTCTTTACCTAAAACATCCTTAGCTAAAGTAGATTGATTTTGGAACATAACGCCAATTTCATCTGTATCTCTTATAGCTTGAGCTTTGTTAAGTAAAACTTGTCTATTTTCTTTCCACTCTCTTAATAGTTTTTCTCTCTGTTTATACGCTTCTGGTGCTATGTATTTTAAAACTTCTCCATCGGTAGCATCTCTTAAACCTTGAGCACGTCTTCCACGCATCTGGTTTTGAAAAATTACACCCATGTAAAAATCAAAAAGTTCGTTAAACTCATCTACAGTAGTAGCATCTGACAACATTCTATTGTCAATAGCTGTGAACTTATCATATTTTGACGCACTTTGAATATAACTACCAAGATTATTACTAAACTCTTTTAAATTATTTCGAGAGTTCAAACCATCTTGATACATAAAGCTGCCTTGACCAAAGATAAAACTAGCATCTTCAGCAGTATTTCTATCCTCTTTACTTATTGTAGGATCTTCTGCATTTTTCTTAGCATTTTCTGAAAACTGTTTTTCTTCGTTTCTTGTTTGTTTTTCTTCGCTTTCTATTCTATTTTGTTCTATAAGAAGCTCATCATCTAAATCAGACTTTGCACCTTTATATCTGCCAAGGATTCCTTGGTATCTATTTCTATCATCGTTAGCTTCTTGTATCTGTCTAAGCACAGGCCCAGCTGATTGAGCAAAGTCAGCAATCTCACCTAAAAGCTTAAGAGGTCTTTCAGCTCTTTGTCTTTCGAGTTCTGCCATTTGTTTGAAGAACTCTTCTGTATCTGCAATCTGGCTGTTTTGCTCTTTTATCATCGCATCTGTCAGGTCAGGAGCAGTTGCAAGATAGTTAGTGGAACCCATAGCGTATGGGTCCCGTTGACGGAATGATGATGTCATAATTAATCTCCGAAACCAAATCCTGAGTAAATACCTGCGATTGAACTTGCAATACTCAAAGCACCACTGAGTCTATCAGTAGGAGGCAGCATTACAGGTGCACCGTAAGCAGCTGGTACTCCTAGATCCTCTCTAGCTTTAGCATTAGCAGCTAAGAATCTACGCTGGTTAATTGTCTGCATTGCAGCTAAATCTCGACCGAACGCATTATCTACAGCTCTTTGTATTTGTGCTTCTTTTTGAAGTAATGACAGGTACTGAGCTCGACCATACTTTCTTGACCTACCGCCTTCATTTACTTTTTGAGTTCTAAAATACTTGGCAACAGCGTTCTGTCTCGCAGCTCTGCCTTTACCTTGTATTTGCATAGCTCTACTCTTAGCGTCAGCTTGAGATCGGCTATATCCAATAATATTTCTGTCTAGAGTTCTTGCTAGTGAAGTCTCTTTGTTAAAAAACTGTAATGCCTTTTGTTTAAAGTTAGCTTCTTTTTCTCGAGCTCTTTGTCTAGCAGCAGCTCTAGCCCCTGCGTTAGCGTCTATACACACGGCAAAATTCAATAAATGTTA